AGCCTGGCCCCCGGCGAAATATGCGGCGGTCCCCGAGTTAGCGGCACCCGTGATATCGCGGGTGGCCGCCGACAGGCCGGTACCTAGGGTGGTGCGTGAATCATCGGAACACAAGAACTTGTCGACCGTTGCCGAAGCGGGGTAATAGCCGCCGGCAAAATAGATTGCCGGAATAACGACGGTGCCTGATACGAGGCCGTTTAGCCACGTCGAAACCATCGTCCCAGGGCGCGACCTCGACCCATAGCGGAGGGCCATTACTTGTCGATCTTGTTTGCGTAACCGTGGATCACGATTTCGTTACCGGTCCCGGCAAACGCTCTGACCGTCAACCCGTTTTGTAGTAGCAGGCCGGGTACCAGGAGCATCAGGCCCTCCTCGGCCGGCACGGTGATCTCGATGTTGCCGTTCGGTTCGGTTGCTTCACCCCATTCGAGCGTCAGCTTGATGTCCGCGCTGTGCGTGTTGACGGCGTACAACCAGATTTCGTCCAGGTCGGTGGTGCCGGCGACGGCGGTGTGGATGAGCGTGCCGGCGGTCCCTGTCGCAGCGACGAGGATGCCTTTGCCCTGCGTTGAGCCGGACAGGAGTTCTTTGGAATAGGTAGCCATGGGTGCTTCTCCCTAGAGGAACATTTCGAGGCCGACGATGAGGTTCATGTCGGCCGGATCTGGACTGCTCGCCGCGGTGGTCTGCGTCGTCGCATCGGAAAACTTCAACCCGCCCGAATCTAGTTCAATCCGGTTGTTCGTCAGATCCATAATCATCGGCAGGATCTCGCCGGTGTCACCGGTCATACCCTCTTTTATCTGTGCGATCAGGTAGTTGCGGAGCAGGTTCTGGTCCGCCGAGCTGAGAACCTCGCCGGCGGTGAACTCGGTTGGTACCCCTGCGAATGTTTGCTGGGCCATGTCTGCCTCCTATGGGGCGAGCTTGTTTGTGTCGAGGTGACCGTCGAGGGCGCTGTCGAGTATCAGGAACACGTTTTCGCCGCTCCCGCTCGTAGTCAACCGCATCGACCAGTCATTCGGGGTGATGTCATGCCTGACACCCTCGACGCGCAGGATGCGTGTCTGCGGGTCGCTTGAACCCGCCGGCGTGAACGTCGCCTTAAACCCGTCATAGATGCCGAGTTTGGCGACCTTCTCGGCCTGGGCTTCGGTCATCGCGCGTGGTTTGCAATCCAGCGAAATGATGCGAAGCGACGGCGTCGAATGCAGCGCAACGAAATTCTTATTGGCGGTCATCACGTCGCCGTCGTTCAGGTTCAACAGGTTACGGCGCACAATGGCCCTGATGCCGTAAGCCGGTTGACCGATCACGTTCTCGTCGTACACCTGGTCGACGCCTGTCGACCCCGCATAGATGCCGCGGGTGTAAAGCAGCTCGGACCCGTAGCTAGTTTGGAAACCGGTCATGGGTGGGGTCGATGCGCCGGTTGATGCACCGCCGAACGTCAACCCGGTTGCATACGACGCCGCGTAGCGGGCCTTGTACGTCAGGACGTTGCCTCGCTTCGTTGACGCCGCCGCAGCGCCCCCTGGGAGCCCCTGGCGGCAGAATATGGCACCGACCTCCGACTGGGCGAGGCGAGCCGTGTACGTCGCTGTCTGGAGGCGGGCGACAACCTCGGCGGCCATCGTCACCGACGACGTGTCAACAGCTCGATCCACCGGGTTCGAGGAATCCGGATAATTGACCTGGGCGTTGTCGAGTATCGCCGTGAACCTCGCCGACCCGACCTGCTCGACGAATGTTGCCTTACCGGACACGCCGGCGATGACGTCGACAAGTTCGGTGCGGGCCAGCGTCGACAACCCATCCGACGCCTTGACAATCATCACCGACTGGTTCTTGTCCGGGTACGTCACGTCGGTGTCGTCGATGCGGCCCCGGAAGATAGTTGTCGGCTGCGACGCCGAGTTGAGGAACACGTTGACGCGAATCTCCGCGTTGATCCATTGGGCGTCGCCGTAGGTGCCCCCCGTTAGTGGGCCGTATTTGTTGTCGTCATTGTTGAGCGCCAGGGTGCAGGTACCAGCGGTGAACGAATCGAGAACACGCTGCCGCCCGACCTTGATTTTGATCGAGCGAACATCAGCGGTGACAGCCCGCAGCGACCCGTCAAGAAAAATGTGGACAACGAACGTCGGCGCTGCCATCAGCTAGTTCGCGCCCTGCTGCCAATGAGGCGGCAACGGCCCGTTGCCGTCCACATACTTTCCGATCGCTTCGACTACCTCCTGGCCCGACACCGCCGGCGCATTCACAATGATCGTCGTACCACCGCCGCGCTGGCCCGGGTCGCCGGTGAAACCACCGCCGCCCCGCCCAGGAAGCGATGGTCCCCTCGGTACTGGTGCTGGCACGAAAGGCCCCGGGACCATCGGCCCCGCTGGTGGGACAACAGGAACCGAGGGGAACCCGGGGCCTGGTCCCATCGGACCCGCAGGAGGGACAACAGGGAACGCCGGGAACCCGGGGCCTGGGGCCATCGGACCCGCAGGAGGGACACCGCTGCCGAACGGTGGGAGCCCAGGCCCGGGGGCCATCGCGCCAGCCGCGCCATAGAAGGCCGTGCCGGCTGCGGTGCCTGCCGTTTCCCAGTCGCCCCGATCCCAATCCGGGTTCAACGGTCCGAACTGTTCAATGGCGGCGGCGAACCCGCGGGTCATCGCTGTGCCTGTCTCCTCGCCGGCATCCTCGCCGGACCCGCGGGCGAGATCGACCAGTTGAGCTAATACGAAACCGAACGGGCTCATTACCGCCGACGCGAATGCCAGGGTGAACCCGGCGAAGCCTTTGACGAAACCGTTTTGGGCAGCTTCGCCGGCGGTTTTTGCGCCTCTCGCCCAGGTCGGATCGTCGAAGAACTCATTGACCGCGGGCAGGACCACGTCGACCAGGTGGTTGATCATCGCCGTATAAAACGGCAGGATCGCCGTCCCGATCTTGACTTGCAGCTGCTCCCATTCGCCGGCGAGTGTTTTGGTCGCGTTCGTTGCCGAATCCGATGTTCGGGCGAAGTCGCCCATAGCGGCAGCGCCCTTTTCGAGAATGAGGGCGTACGCGGCCTGGGATTTGATCGCCGGGGTTAGAGCATCCTTCGTGTTCTTGACGAGGCCCATCGTGAGGGCTTTGCTTTTGATTGTTGCGGCGTCGAGGAGGATGCCGAGTTTGCGGAGCGGTTCGGCTTCACCGATGAGGCCGGCCCGCAGCGCCGTCAACGCCGTTTCAACCGACACGTCATGCAGGGATGACAGGTCACCGGCGAGGCCGGTGAGGGTCGTCGCCATCGACGCGGAAGCTTCCTCCGACATGCCCATTGCGTCGCCGAGGCTGGCGAACACGCCTGTTGCTTGCAGCGCAGCCAGGTTCGTGACACCGAAACTGTGCAGCGACGTATCGGCGAACGCTTCGACCGCTTTCGACGATTCGCCGAGGAGAAGCTGGTTTTTGCTGAGCGCCTCCTCCATCGCGGCGGCCTTGTCGATCATCGGTTTGAGCGCCGCAGCTGCACCGATGACGACACCGCCGAGGGCAGCGAACCCGATGCCGGCCATACGGGTGCTTCGCATCAGGTTGTCCGACATAAGTGCCGAACCCTTGGAAACCCGCTTGAACGACTTTTCGAGGTTGCTGGTACGGCCGATGAAGTTTGCGGTGAACGTTCTCGCGGCCATTACCTGGACAATCCTTTCAGCACTCGTTCGATCTGGTCGGTGTATTCCTTTTTGATGAAGCCGTGCATCTTGATGATCGTCGGAAACAGGACGTAACCCTTTTTGCCGCGGTGCCGCGGGAACTGTCTGGTCGTCGACCTGCGCCGGCCACCGAACTCGACACCGAAGAAAATGTCGCCCGACGCCGGCCGGGTCTTTCTGCCGTCAATCATTCTTTTGGTCACGACTGCCTGCGGATTCGTGCCACCGGCTTTGATTTGAGGAACGGTTCCGACAGGGGTTTTGAGAGACTTGACGATGGTCTGGTACTGGGCGGCGTGGGGCACGATGCGGCTGCGTTGCTTCATACGAACAAGCACCGTTTTGGCTATCTCCCTGTTCGCGTGCTTGACCGCTTTCCGGGTTTCAGCCGGTGCTTTCCGCAGCTGGCGGAGAAAGTCGTCCATGCCGAACATTTCGATAGCCACCATCGGCTTCTGTGCCATTAGCGCTGCTGCCTCGCTTTCTCCTGCTCGTCTGCCTGGTACTCCAGCACCCTGTAGAGGGCGTTCAACACTTCCGGCGGGCACTCGAGGAGCTGCATGGGTCCAATCCCTGTCCGTACCGCCAACGCGGCGACCTGGACGGTCAGGGAGTCCCAACCAAAGGGGCGGCATCGTCCTCGGCGACCGCTTCGATGTCCTCGAGGTCGTCGAGCCAATCGTCGAACGGTTTGACCGCTGGCCCGTCGCCGGCCTTCGCTTCGCGCCACGCGGCCTGATGCGCCAGCCACGCGATGTGCTCCACTTTGACCTGGGCCATCGCCTCGCCGATACCGATTTTGTGTTTCCGCTCGAACGCGACTATTGCCGCCGGTCCAGCTGTCACGGTTCGTTCGGTGCCGTCGTGCAATATCCGCAGCGTGATTTTCATCGAGTTCTTCATCGTCGTTGCCCCCGCTCCCCGGTTAGCTGGTTGCTCGGGTTATGGCTCCGCTGACGGGCCAGGACACCGAGAAGGTCGACAGGGTGCCGATCTCGGCGCTGATG